ATTCTTTGAGATTATTTACAGCTTCTTTACGAGACTCAAATTCATCAACTGTTTCTAAATTTCCGTAAGGGTCTTTTCTTTGTATGTATTTAGCCATTATTCCTCGTCTCCTTAATTAATCTGTTTAAGTACCACTCTGCTTTGAGCAAGTCCTCAAGGCCGTTCTTGTGTTTGTGTCGGGTAACATACTTAATGATGTTGCCCTCCAAGAATCCTAGCTTGTGAGACTGTATGTAGTCCGTGGTCTCTATACCTTTCTTGTAGTAAGAAGGATTTATGTTGTCGTCACTCATTATTCAAATTCTCCGTCTTTATAAACCAAGTCAACAACACTATCATTTATTATTGGTATAACAGTTTCTTCGCTATCTTCAGGCATAGAAAAGTCATATACCTCACTTAGATCAATATCAGCTATATTTATATTGTCGGGTATCTCTATAAATTTGGTGTAGGTTTCTACTACAGTACATTTAAATTTTTTACTCATGATTAATCTCTGTCATCTATTTCTGTTCCGTCAGGAAAGTAAAAGAATCCATATCCTTCTGTTCCGTCACACTCTTCGTCTACAGTTTCTATTTCTTCGTAATCATAGTCTTTTATTTTTTCCATAGCCTCTTCATTAGTTTTAGCATCAACTTCTACTTTGTATCCAAACCAAGTAATTTCTTTTCTGTAAAAGGTTACTGTCATTTTATCTGCTTGCATGTCTCCTCCTATATCCAACATTTATAACCTGGGCAATCGTCTGTGGTCTCACCACAATGCTCGCAATATTCTTCATCTTTTGCTTGTACCTCTTTGCGTAACCGCTTGATGATATGTTTTTGTATACTTATTACGTTTTCTTCACTCATTGTCGGACTCCTTAACAGTTAATACAAAATCACCTATATAGATTTCGTTTTTATCGCAATCAAACCAACAATCTTCTTTTATTTTTGAAAAGTCTGTTGGCTTGTATTGGGCATTCTTCATAAGATTGTCGTAAACATCTGTTATAAAATCTCTCTTACTCATCATTGTCGTCCTCATCATCTAACCCAACAAAGATAAGTTTCTCATCCATCCATTTTTTATTTATGCCATCTTTGGCTAATCTATCTTTAAATAATTTTTCTAGTTCTTTAGTTTTCATTTGCCTTGTCCCCTATATTGCTTGTGTGTTTGTCTTTTTCTTTTCGGCATTGATGAGGTGCTAAGATTTCCTCTGCCTATTGATGTCCCTTTACCTTTAATCCCTGTTGCGGATTTGTGGTCTATTAGCGTTGTTGCTTTTCTCATACTGCATCCTCCAATCCATAATGCTTTAGGTTTTCATCAGAAGGAGTCCAATCGCCTTCACCTTGCTCAATGATTTTTTCTAGTGACCAACCACCTGTTACATCATCTAGCACTTCGAACTGTTCTTTTGTAATAGTTTGAATACCATAGATACGGACAATCCTATTATCCGCCCACCAATCATCATCATACTCTTGTTGAATCCAACCAAACTGCCATGCAAGAAAACATTCTTCCCAAAAGTTTTTGTTGTCGTCTATCTGCTTGCGGGTCATTTTAGTTTCAACTGCAACGTAGTCGTAGTATTCGTGATCTCCGTCACGGCACATATCTGTTATTAAAAAATAGTTCATTCGTCTTCCTCCCCGTGTTCTTCTAAAAAGATTTCTCTGACTGCTGAGCCTATCGCATCATTTAATAAACCTACTATGAGGTGATGTTTTTGAGGGTTTGCGCGTTTGAGGTGCATGTAAGCCAGCCAATATATCGAGTCAAATATTAATTGTGGCTCGCTATCTGTATCGGTGGCCTTGTGTTGTTCTTCAAGCATTCGCAACAAATTCTTTTTAACAATTTCGTCTGATGTCATTTTTTTAATTGGTACAACCTTTGCTTGCTTGTTTTTTCGTTTAATCTTTCTTTCCATTACGCCACCTCCATTGGTTTAAGTATTGAAAGAGGTGCAGTATATTTGTTTTTGCCAATCTCTATATCTGCGGTCGTTCTGTTGATCTTGGTTATAGTAGCTTTTTCTATTCCCGCAGTACTGTTGCATAAAACTACATCACCTACCTCAAAATTCTTCAAAGCTTTTAAGGTAAGTTCTGCTTTTAATTCTTTTTGTTTTTTCTTGATAGCATTAATGACTGTTTCCATTTCATCAACACTTGAGACTTCATTTATTAGATTTAATAACTGTTCCATTACGCTACCTCCGATTGTAGATTTAGTTTATTGATAGCGGTTTCAAATTCTGAACCTGATAACCTTATTGAATGATCGGGATTAATCCAATTCAGATGTTTCCCTGTAGTTTGTCCCCAAACATTTTCTCTGACAAATTCTTCTCCTTCGTAGGTGTGCACCGCTATTAATGTTTCATAACTAAAGTAATAATCATTTCCGTAGTTATCTGTAAAAGCCTGGGTATGGCTTCCGTAGTTATCTGAACTGTAGTTTCCGTAGTTCCATTTTCTTATTTTCATTTCTCGTTCTCCGTTTGTTAATAAAAAGGCCTAAACCTTGTAGTATATCCTATACTAAATATCCCATATATACAACTAAAATCTTTTACTTTGTTTATAATGTTTTTACTGTGGCTCAACCTGAAAAATTATTTTGGCAACAAGTAAGAAAAAACCTTACTGCGTTTTCTTGGATACGTTTGGAATCACGCGTTAATCATGGCATACCTGACGTTTTAGGCACTACAGAAGAGGGCATCTATTTTACTGTTGAACTCAAAGTAAGCAAAAGTAATAAAGTTAATCTCTCTCCGCACCAAATCGCCTACCATGAAGAGCGAAAGAATGCTCCAGCTTTTATCTTGGTCAAGTCCCTCTTGAAGGATAGTCCTAGAAAATATGGCGTTCATCTGTACGCGCCCGAACAAGTACGAGAATTGGCTGTCCATGGTCTGTCGTTGCTTCCCCTTTATCGGTCGTCCCCCGCCGATTGGCCTTTGGTTCAAGAACAATTAGCGTTGATCGTTCGACAAAGAACCAAAGGCCAATCGGCGGGGTAGCTTGCTTGCTTGTTTGTTCTGACTGGTGGCGGGACGGCCTGGGATCCAGGCTGGGAGCTCGGCCTTCGGCCTCGCCCAAGCAAGCCCTTGAAAGGTATATGGTAAGCACCTTTCAAGGGCTTGCTTGCTTGTTTGTTCTGACTGGTGAGCTACTGGCCTGGGATCCGTCTGGCCTGGGAGATGAAACATACTGATTGGAAACCCTTTAGATATAAGGGTTTAAGAGGCTTGCTTGCGTGTTAGTTCTACCATCTGACGGGACGGCGTCCAGGGGCTGGGATGGTAAAGAAAGATGGTGGGCATAAAAAAAGGGCGTGAGCTGGTAGCTCACGCCCTCCACTCTAGGAGAAGTGTTTAACAAATCTTAAACCCGCCCGAATGCTTGACAAAATTAACGAAGTCTCTAACGTTCTCTTCATCAAACGGATAGTCCTCGCTTTCTTTGTCTTGTACTTTTCTTTCTACTTCGTACTTGGCAACTGAGCCAATCTTCAAAAGAAATTCCAAACGCTCGACAATGACCGCACATTGCTCTGCGTCAATCTCATGTCCGTCATTGTAGTGACCAGCTTGCAGATCGTCTGTTGTCATTGTGTCGCCACAAGCCAAACAAACATAATCCCAAAGCGGTCGCCAATGCCAAACATTGTTTCTAAAATAAACCCCTGGATTTTCTGCTTCCCATTGAAGAGAAGCCTCAAAGTATTTATCTTTTTGCTCATCAGTTGCCTTATCCCAATCAGGCATGATTGGTCTTTGTGACTTTAGTTCAGGGTTAATCCCATATACATCCATTCCCATAATATTCTCCTTTAGTTAATAAAAGTGTGATGAGACCAAAGTTACAAGTAACGCTTAGAGCCTTGGTTAATATAATTCAACATCCTTCTATGAAGGGTTACTATATCCTGTATAACTCTCATCACTATGCAGCTAGTTCGGGTATGGTACCTTCCTATCCCTAATTCCTCCTTCACCTACGTCGACTGTTGTCTTCTGGATTTTATAAAGGCTCATCCTCTAACTACACATATACATTCTATACAATTTATCCCATACAAGCAAGCACAACGGCTAACCAATTTTTAAAGACCAATAAACAAATTGGTTAGCCGTTGTGCTTGCTTGCTTGTTTGTTCTGACTGACCAGACGCGGGGGGAACTCCAGCCAGACGGATCTGATGTGGGCAAATAAAAAAAGGGCGACTGATGTCGCCCTCTCTTGTTTTGGTTGGTTACTCCTCACGATGCTTGTAGTAACTGTTCAAACTGTAATCGCTCCAAAGCTGTTCGACCACAGAACCAACGAGGACTTCTCCATACTGACTGACTGCTGTCTGCATCACTCTGTCGAAAACCTCTTCGATTGTTTCACATTGCAGGTGGCACTCGACCTCCTGCTCTATTTCCATTAGCACATCTTTAGTACTCATGATCTTCTCCTATAGTTTCTAAAATTAGCGGCAATCTCTATGAGAGTAGCCGAACACATACCAAACAAGACACCGAGTAAGAATACCAAAGTGAATTGAATGAAATATCCGTAAGTATCTGCGTAAAAGAACGCAAGACCTAATGACGAGGGCAAAGCCATACTATATACAACTATGCGACTCATGATAATAACCCCTGTTCTTGCATCACGATTGCCCCATGCTCTGCCTCATGATCTTCTAGTAGAGGTGTGTCTTCTTGTATCTGCCCATTGGCAACCACAACAACACCATTAATGACAAGGCTCGTGCAGTTAGGCTCTATCGCCTTAGCTACTTCGAACCCATTGTTATTAAACATACTTATTTTTAATTTCATTGTTTTCTCCTAAAGTTATTAATGAATAAGTAAGTACATATTAAACAATCGTATGCAATAAGTCTATAAGATATACGCATAAATATCCCATATAGTCAACTCTTTTACGCGTGTGTGTCCGCCTTGGCTCGCTCCGCTCGCCTCCGCTCGTAGGGGGGGATAGGGTATAGAATGAATCCGATAGAATATTAACGGAAAACAAGCGAAGCTCATTAATATCTATTGGAATGAATCTATACCCTATCCCCCCCTACGAGCGGAGCGAGTGGGTTGTATATAAGAGAAGAAAATAGACATGGAGAGAATACCCAGAAACTTTGACAAATGAGCTTACCCCCTTCATCATAGGAAACATCGAAAACGATTTGGCCACAAAAAATTTTAAAATTTCAAAATATTTGGCATGGAAAATCCTGACATAAACCTAGAGCGGTTAGCCGAGCAGTATCCTGAAGCTACCAGAGAACTGTTGGAACTGACTGAAGCACTAAATTCCAAACAGCTACAGCGTGAAGGACAAGAAAGCTTTTTGACCTATATCAATCACATGTGGCCAGACTTCGTAGAAGGCAGGCATCACCAGATATTTGCAGAAAAACTAGAACAAGTAGCACAAGGCAAATGTAAACGTCTGATAGTGAACATGCCACCAAGACATACTAAGTCTGAATTTGCTTCTACTTTCTTTCCATCGTGGGTCTTGGGCCGTAATCCTAAGTTGAAGGTCATGCAGATTACACACACCGCAGAACTAGCCTTTCGTTTTGGTAGAAAGGTCAGGGACATAATAGATTCCGATTTGTATCAAGATGTTTTTCCTGGCGTTAGTCTAAAAGCGGATAGTAAATCAGCAGGAAGGTGGGAGACCAATGGCGGAGGCGAAGCTTTCTATTCTGGTATCGGCGGTGCGGTAACAGGACGTGGTGCAGATCTATTAGTATTAGATGATATTCACTCAGAGCAAGATGCCCTTTCACCAACGGCCTTGGACAATGCTTGGGAATACTACAGTTCTGGTCCCCGACAAAGGCTACAGCCAGGCGGAGCTATTGTTATTGTAATGACACGATGGTCGATCAAGGACTTAACAGGCAGATTACTAAGCAAACAAGGTGAAGATCATGCAGATCAGTGGGAAGTCGTAGAATTTCCTGCAATCTTTCCTGATAGTCAAAAACCTTTATGGCCTGAATATTGGAAGATAGAAGAATTAGAAGGGGTCAAAGCTTCTATCCCTGTAAGCAAATGGGAAGCACAGTGGATGCAAAACCCAACATCAGAAGAAGGAGCGATACTAAAACGTGAATGGTGGCAAAAATGGGAACACGATGAAGTCCCAGAAATGCAGTACGTAATCCAGTCGTACGACACAGCTTACACCAAGAAAGAAACGTCCGACTTCTCTGCTATTACAACGTGGTGCGTTTTCTACCCTGATCCTAACTCTATGCGGCCAGCTTTGCTGTTGCTAGATGTTAAGAAAGGTCGATGGGATTTCCCTACGTTGAAGAGAGAAGCCTTTAAACAATTTGAATATTGGGACCCAGACACAGTAATCGTAGAAGCCAAGGCCAGTGGTCTACCGCTCACGGACGAATTACGTCAGTCAG